CGCCAACCTCTATAGACGCAAGAGTTTCCGCGCCATTCAAGGTGGCGGTAATGCGATAGGTGTAGGTCGTGCTATCAAGCAGACTGCCACCGCTATTGGCTTGCGTGACACTGGAGATTACCGGCACGCCAAACGGCGCTATGACCATTGTAGAAATGGCCGCACCGTTGTAACTTACCGGGCTATCCGAGCCATTGACGAGAACGGCCTTATTGTTAAAGTGGCCAAACTGCCAACGATTCGACGTATAGCCGCTGGCTAGGCTCGTGGCCGCGCTCAGATTGGTAATGTCGTAAATCGCCCCATTGCACGCAGCCAATAAGTTACTCGCCGTTGCGCTGGTGAACGGAATGAGCGAATCCACCGGATGATTGGCGGCGACGGTAAGTTTAGTAGAGCTTCCGCCACGGCCATAAACCGCTCCGGCTTGTGGAAACCAATTGAGCAAATCAACCGCATCGGTTGGTTCCATCGAGTCCAGCGGATCGCGCGCATTCCATCCACCGATGGGTGCTGGATACCCAATGCTAGACATCAGCTAAGCCCAAAGATTCGCGTAAGGCTCGCCATTTGCCCCAACTTGATTCGGGATGATGTGGCTGTTGCCTTGATCCCTACCGCGCACTTGCGCGCGCTTGGTGTCGGCTTCAATCTGATCCGACTGCCAATCAAGCCCCTTCTCTTTCTTGAATCGCCACTTAAGCTCAAGCTGAAACATGCGATCATCCAATAACCATATGTCAGTGTCGGCCAGAAAAATCTGCTGAGGGGTGCCGCTTGCTGAGGTGATTGGGCAATTGCTTACATACTCGACGTTGAGCGTCGCTCCTGATTGAGGGTTCAGTATGTTCAACTGTCCAGCAATGATCCGAGCGCGAACTGGCAGTGATGCGACACCGACAATTGAATTGAGCAGCGCCCATACCTGCTCATTCGTTGGAATGTCTACCATGTCCCAACGCCCATGTTGATACATGGTGCCAGGAATGAAGCTGCCAAAATCGGTCGGTAGTGGATACGTAGTGGAAGTTGTCAGCGTGTACGTTTGTGTTTTGCGCAATAGCTGCCACGTTTCTTCCTGAGCCGAATACGCAACTCCATTGGCTAACGCGAATAACTGCGCGATGTTCTGGTCCGTGTTTCCTACATAGGAGTCAGGCACGACAAAGCCGCTCTCCGCCATGACGGCATTGGCATTTGCAGCAAATGTATTTGGCATGTCACGCGACTACCTTGGGCGGACGCCCGCGCTTTTTCTTCGGGACGGCCTCAACGCCTTCGGCGCTGTCGTGAATCGCCTTGATCTGCACTGCCCAATCTCTCCACTTCAATAAGTGGCTAGGTATTTCTTTGGTCAGCACGTCATCTATGGTGTAAATCTGCAAATCGTTGAACGCGGCCTTGATGGCCGGGCGCATTTTCGGAAGCGCCGCAAGCGGTATCGTCTGCTTTTTTGACAGACGCAAAAACAATTCCCACTCTCGCGGGTATTTTTCTAAATGTTCTTCCGTCACTTCTTGAGTGATCGAATCTCGCTCACCGGCAATCTGCACAACAACGTAGATTTTTTCCCGGTAGCCGGAAACCCCATTATCATCCTCGTACTTCTGCGCGCCGACATAGAAACGTACCAACAATTTCGGTGGCGGACCGTACAACTCTTTCCTGAAATTCTGCTCAAGCTCGCTTTCATGGTAGGTGCTTTGAAGTTGCTGAGCACGAATTAACGAGTCGATGTCCTGTTCCATTTAATCCTCCAAAAAAAGAGGGGGCAAAAGCCCCCTCTAAAGATGTTACGCGCTGATGTTCACGCCGTTTGCAGCCCGACGATTGCAAGTCAGATTGCCGCCAAAGAACACCGGAACCACGGTGTAGTCAGCGTTCTGAATCGTGCGCTTGTCGCCAACCTCGAAGCCCGCCGAACGATCCGAGAATGTACGCAAGTGGATCGAGTCGGTATTGAGGAAATACTGATGCTTAGCGGCGCAGTTCACGTCATATACAACGTCTGCATCCATGTATTTAAGCGACATGAAACCGGCCTGACCAAGGTTATCGCTGGTGATGCGCTGGATTGCCTGCAGCGAAGCCCAATAGGCACTGAACTGGATGCTGTCTGAAACGATCAAGTCCGGGCGATCCTTATTACGGATGATCGACAGCCACATCGAGTTCATAAAGCCAGTGACATTAGACGAAGTCACTGCCGCCGTGCTGGCATACTTATTGCGCCAAAACGAATTGGCAACCTGGTCAATACCGCCAACCGTTCCGGCGGTTGTCGGGTCATCGGCCACGAGAACTTTAAGGCCAGTAAGTTCCTTGCCAGCGCCACCCGTGCCGTCCGAATACATCGAGGCTGCTATGGTGTTGTTGAGCTGAGCCTGGAGCTGTTTGAACCGCGCTTCCAAGATGTCATAGCGCTGTTCCTCGCCCATATTCATGCGCTCTTCTCGACCAGTGACCGAGACGAAACCGCCGGCCTGTTTCCACTGATACTCAGCGGCATCAATAACCGCTTGGCCCGTGGTCGGTGGGGTGAACACGTCGTAATCCACATACCACTGAACGGACGAGTTGGTGCCGTACATCAGTGGTTCGTCAATGGTTCGACCACCTGAGGATTTCTTGATTTGCCCTTTGCTCTTGAGACGATAGAGCAAAGCGTTGTGCGTCGTGACGTTGTCGGAAATGGTATCAATCCATTTGCGCGCAGTCGTAACGACCAAATCGCCTAGATTTGGAACTGCCATGAGATAACTCCTATTAAATTAACGGGAAAGTCGTTTGCTTTCCTGCTCAATTAGCTGACGCAAATTGACAGGATTGGATTTCGCGGATGTCTTGCTGCCGCTCACGTTGCGACTTGCTCCCATGGCTTTTTCTACCGAGGCGTTTTGGCGTACAACTTCATCTTTCGCCGCTTGCTCAGCCTGCTTTGCCCTTTCACTCAACGGACCGGATAGTTTTTCCATAGCCAGTTCGTAGAGTTCTTCCAAGGGTTTTGGGCCTTGCGTACGCACAAGCTCCGTCATATACGGTTCTAGTGCGTCGTAATACGGATACTTGATGTTGCCGTTTTCGTCTGCCGTCTCTTTGAATGCCTTGATGCTGTCAGCAATGCTGTGCGCTGCGTTTTGGTACTGCTGTTGATAGAAATGCTGCTGCTGGGCAAATGCCTGTTGCATCAGCTGAGCGGCTTGTTGGTTCGCTTGTTCGAGCGGACGCAAGCGCTGCTCAATTACCGGATCGACCCAAGGCGCAGATGCAGCCAACTGGCCTAGATCAACCTGGAAATGCTTGGAAAGGTTTTGTACAAATGCTTTGGCATCGCGCGGGCCGAATTGCTGCGCGAGCCACATCAATGCCTGGTCTGGGTCCTGTCGCAGTAAATTGCTCACGGCGGACATCTGTTGCAAAGCAGTCACGGGCGACATGCCCATAAACGCGCTTTGCTGCTCTAGCGGGGAGATAACCGCGTCGTACTGGTCCCAGCGTTGGCGGTATTTGTTGAATTCCGCCTGCTGTTTGCCGGTGTAGTCATAGCGATCTTCAATTTCGCTATAAACCTGCTTCCATGCTTCCGGGTCGCTGCCTTCCATGCGTGCGAGCTTTCGTAGAGCCTCGCGACTGTTCTTTTTCCACTGTTTAGTCCACCCAGGAGCACCAAAGTCGTCGTCATCGACGGCTTCATGTTTTTCGCTGGTTTCTTTGGATTCCGAACGGTCAGACTTATCCGACTGTCGGGACTCGCTCGTAAGAGTGGCATTTGCTTCTCTTAAGGCTTCACCTACAGTTGTTTCGCTCACTTACTTTTCTCCGTAAAAAAAGCCCCTCGCGGGGCTTGGGGTCGTCGCTTACAGCGGCGGATGTTCGTGGTAGTGCGGCATCTGCCGCGCTAATCGGTCGTTTTCTTCCTTACGCTTTTCAGCCTTGGCGATTTCCTTTGCTGGGTTCATGTCGCTGGCGTCGATCAAGTTGTATCGCGCAAACGTGTCCTTGCGCTGTCTCCAGCTCGTTATCCCCTGTTGTGTCACCGGGCAGCGGTAGTGGCATTCACCTTGCACGTATCCGTAAGCGGGCTGAATGAGCGTTTCGCTGGGTTTGTTACAGCAAACCGGGCGATTGGATTCCTGCTCGGAAACGCGGCAAAATACAGTCCTGCTGGTTCTGAAGTGTCTATTCATGCGAGCACAGACAAAGAGTCCGTTTTGTTCAAAATTCGCGATTCCGGCCCGGGAATTCCCGAAGAGCAGCGCCGGCGCCTCATTGAACCCTTTTATCGAACGCAAGA